ATATATGGTAGTCCCCGGGACTGACCTATCTATGACACAGGAAAACCGGATCATGTTCGCTTTGAACTGGGGGAACTTAGGTAACAGACAGAGATTACTAAGTGGTGGACTAGCCAACAACAGGGGAATGAACGAGGATACCGCTGCTAAGATATTAGATACCCTCACGAAAGGGGAGTGGGATTTTGTACAGGGAGTACTAGATTACTTCGAGACTTACCGGGAGCCGATGGGTGCGTTAGAGAAAGAACTAACCGGGATGACACCTACGTGGGTAGAAGCAGAACCAATACAGACTAAGTTTGGTATCTACCGGGGTGGTTACTTCCCCGCTAAGTACGACGCTAAACTCTCGGTTAAGTCCGAGATGTTTGAGGCCCTGAACGCAACAAGGACCTCGATGCAAGGAGCCTTCGGCAATGCTCAGACTAGGGACTCTGCGGTACAGAAGAGAGCGGAAGAGGTTCATGATCGTCCGATTAAGTTGACCTTCAGCGTGATCACATCACACATAAGTGAGGTTACCCATAGGTTGGCATGGCAAAGGTATCTAACAGATGCCAACCGGATGCTGAAAGCGTTAGAGCCAGCTATCCGAAGACACTATGGGCCAACACTATACAAAGAGATGCAGGACTCCTTAAACGATATAGCAATAGGGGACGTAGGATCACAGAACGGAATTGATAGAGCGTTCAATCACATCCGGGTAGGGTCAACGATAGTAGGCATGGGTTGGAGAGTTACTACTGCTCTACTACAACCGAGTGGTATGTTCCAGTCTATGGCCCGGATAGGTACCAAGTGGTCTATCGTGGGTCTGAAAAGGTTTATGACTAATCCGATGGCTGCCAATGACTTCGTTAACAGTATGTCTCCTATGATGGTGACTCGTGCGAGTACCATGCAGCGTGAAGTAAGCGAGGTGCTGAACCAAGTACGGGGTGCTAAACAATTGAGTAATGTGAAAGCCAGCGCTTTCGTTATGATCGCTAAGATGCAGAGGCTGGTAGATATACCAACATGGATCGGTGCCTACGAGAAAGGACTCGAGCAATTAGGGTATGACAAAGCTAATAACGAAGCAGAAAGGAAAAAGATAGAAGACACAGCAGCATCGTTAGGTGATCAAGCGGTACTAGATTCACAGTCCGGTGGTCAGATAAAAGATCTTGCTCAGATACAGAGATTAAGCCCTATGTATAAAATACTAACAAATTTCTATAGTTATTTCTCTGCTACCTATAATCTGAACGTGGAAAACTACCGTAAGACAGACTTCAAGAGTCCGGCGGCGATAATGGAATTTGCTAGTAATGTAATGTTACTCAATCTGTTCCCGGTTATCTACACTGTAATATTACGAGAGGCTCTGAATCGGGAGTGTGAATGGGAGTGGGACTGTCTAAAACACCAGTATGCTAACGAACAGATATCATTTATTCTTGGACAAGTGGTGCCTGTAAGAGAACTAACAGTATCTGCGACCTCTTTATACAACCAAGCGACGGATCAACCTGATTATTTTAATTGGTCTGGTCCGGCGGGGATGAGGCTCTTCTCTGATACCTCGAAGTTAGGTAAACAGCTAGGGCAGGCGATCGAGGACGATGGAGAAACAGACGTAGCTTTCTGGAAGGCTGCAGCGAACGTGGCTGGAATAGTGTTACACCTACCTCTAGGACAGGTCTCGGAAACGAGTGAGGGTATATGGTCTCTATACACGGGGGATACAGACCGTAGTGACGCGATACCGGTATTGTTAGTGGGTCCTCCGTACAACAAGTAATAGATGTATGCTTAAAATTGAGGTAATCTTTATACATGACATCCGTACAAACAGATAGAGCAGAAGGACTCACCGGTTCACTGGGCATTAAAGCACCGGTGGTCGTTGCTACGACTGCAGATATTACCCTGTATGGGGCACAAACTATTGATGGTATAGGAGTAGTCGCTGAAGATCGTGTGCTGGTCAAGGACCAAACCCTTGGGGCAGAGAACGGGATCTATACTGTACAGAGTTCAACATGGATACGGTCACCAGACTGGGACGGGAAGAAAGATATCCTACAAGGTACTCTAATATCTGTAGCACAGGGTTCTGCCAACGCACTAACAATTTGGTATGTAGCCACAGCTAACATAATTACAATTGGAACTACTGCGATAACATTCACTATTCACCCGGCTCTTACTACTTCTTCATTTATAGCGACTCTGCTCGACGATACGACAGCAGCAGCAGCGAGGACTACTTTAGGGGTAACTAATGCTATTCCTATTCCTTCAGGTACGGTGATGTTATTTTGGCAAGCCAACGCGCCAACGGGATGGACTAAAATAACTTCCCAGAATGATAAAGCATTTCGGGTTGTCTCAGGAAGCGGAGGTGGAACAGGTGGGGATGTTGCCTTTGAGACTGCTTTTGCTTCTCAGACAGTTTCGGGTACTAATGCAGGAACCGCAATCTCTATAGCACAGATGCCCGCCCATACACATACTGGCGGTACTGGGCAGTCTCATTCTAATGATCCAGAATCAGGGACAGCTATGAAAGTTGGTAATTCTGCTAATACAACCCCTACTGCATCAACTGGTGGTGGCGGAACTCATACCCATGCTTTTAGTGGGACAGCGATCAATTTAAACGTATCATACTGCAATATAATTTTATGCAGTAAGGATAGCTAATGGATATCGTTACCGGGGGCTGCCCGCTAGGAGCGAAGTGCGAAGAGGTAAAGGAAAAAGACGGGACTCCTGTTCTAGTTCGTTGCCCTTGGTACACAAAAGTAACTGGTAAAAATGTTAACACCGGGGAAGACACTGATGACTGGGGTTGTGCAATTGCATGGATGCCAGCGCTCCTGATAAATACCGCAAATGAGAGTCGAAAAGGAGCATCAGCTACCGAGAGTTTCCGAAACGAAATGGTCAAAGAGAGTGAGAGAACTAGGCAGGTTTTGAGCCTCCCGGTTTTTTCAAGAGATGAAAAGTATAAACAGGGATAACTAATGGTCACACAAACGGATAGAGGCAGAGGGTTAACAGGTCAGCTAGGGGTGAAAGCTCCTGTTGTAGTAGCGACTACCGCAGCTATAACCCTAGTAGGAACTCAGACTATCGATGGGGTGGCTCTTGCTGTTGAGGATCGGGTACTAGTCAAGGACCAAACAGACACTAAGACCAACGGTATATACATCTGCCAGCTTACCGCTTGGCTTCGAGCACCTGATTTCGATGGCGACAGAGATTTACTCCAAGGGACTTGGGTCCCGGCAGCGCTAGGATCGACAAACCTCGGGAGCATATTTCGGGTCACCTCCGCAAACCCTATTGTGATTGGGACCTCAGCGATCACTTTCGCCGTAGCCACCACTACCGGTGCGGTTAGTACTGCTGCAGCATCGGCAAGTACTGCAAGTACACAGGCCAGTAACGCCAGTAGTAGCGCTAGTGCGGCAAGTACGAGCGCTAGTAATGCTAGTGGAAGTGCAAGTACTGCAAGCACACAGGCGAGTAATGCTAGTGGAAGTGCAAGTACTGCAAGCACACAGGCTAGTAATGCAAGTAGCAGTGCAAGTACTGCAAGTACACAGGCCAGTAATGCTAGTAGCAGTGCTAGTGCCGCCAGTAGTAGCGCCGCTGCCGCAGCCGCTTCTTATGATTCATTCGATGATCGGTACCTAGGGGCTAAAGGGAGCGGAGCACCATCAACCGACAATGACGGGGACACTTTAGTGACCGGTGCTTTGTACTGGGACTCAGGAACAAACTTAATGATGGTGTGGGATGGGAGTGCTTGGGTTGATGCGGCAGGGGGAGAATCACAATCACATACTGAGGCAGCTCACGCGACAACATCTGACATCTGGTCAGGGGGCGATACCTGCCTACTGTCAGGCTCTGCGGTAACTTTTACTGACGTAGCAGATGCGCCACAAGCTGGGGCCTCAAGAATGGTGGTTGCCAATGCCGCACATATTTTTACGGACAATTCAAATTTGGAAGTTGATGGAAATTCCAATTACACTTGTGCTATCGGAGACTTGCTTAGATTTGAAGCAAAAACTACTTCTACTTTTAGAGTAAGTGTAGTTGCTCATGGGGATGGAGCAGGTAGCGGTGATGCTAAAACAGCTAATCCATTATCACAATTTGCTGCGACATCATCAGCCCAACTAAAGGGAGTCATCTCAGACGAAACAGGATCAGGTGCATTGGCATTTGCTACCAGTCCAACTTTGGTAACTCCTGCGCTTGGCACTCCAGCAAGTGGAGTAGCAACAAATTTAACAGGAACGGCAGCTTCGTTAACATCGGGTAATGTAACCACTAATGCCAACCTAACTGGGCACATAACAAGCAGCGGAAATGCAGCGGTATTAGGATCATTTAGTTCGGCTCAATTAAAAACTGCTTTGACAGACGAAACTGGTTCAGGAACGGCAGTATTTGCTACCGCGCCAACGATAGTCGGACTCACCGCAACTGGTGACATTACTATGA